TTCACTTGCAGCAACAACAGTTACTTGTGAATCACCTGATATTGAGAAAGTTCCTATTGATGAAGTAGTTGCAACTCCAGTTACAGATATGTTCTGATCAGTAGTAACTGTTTCTGTTCCTAAAGAAACTGATAAAGCTTGACCCGTCAGTGCTTGTGATATTCCAACAGCACCCCATTGTTGATCGCCCCAACCAATAGAACTGCCAGTATTAATGTCTGTGTCACGGTTCCAACCAGTTGTTTTTGTAACTGAGCTTGACTCGTCTCCTATAGAGGAAGTAAGAGCAATGCCAGTGACAGAAATATTTTGATCGGTTGTAACTGTCTCCGTGCCTAAAGAAGCAGTAAGAGCAATGCCAGTTGGATTGACTTGAGCGATACCTGTAGCAGTAAGAGTGCCTAACGCAGACGTTAAGCCAATACCAGTTACAGATATGTTCTGATCAGTCGCAACTGTCTCAGTACCGAGAGATGACGTGAGGCCATTACCTGTAACAGAAACAGGTGCTTGTTGGTTCCAGGCACCACTGCTCCAAGTTTGTCGGCCCCATCCTTGGATAGAGGCCATGAATTATCTCCTATGCTATTCTTAAAATTGCAGCAGTTGCTTCAGCAGCAGGGAACGTAATTGTAAATGTTCCTGAAGTTGAAGATTTAACCGCACCAAAATCTAATACACAAACAGACGCATTGGTAGTTAAACCAGATACAGTTGAACTATTGTAAATAACAGCAGCTTGTGCTGAAATAGTTGCACTTGTAAAAGATATATCACTAAAATCACAAACAGCAGTGTCAGTAGATAGAGCAGGAGTAACAGATGTTAATGCCCCTCCACCTTCTGCGTAAGTTCCTGAAGCTCCTACCTCATCAGTTTGTTGAAATGCAGTTGTTGATTTACTTAATGTTGCTTCGTTGTCGTATAACGCTAGTTTAAAAGTGTTCCCTGTCGTAGCCGTAAAATTGTGTAGGCCTTTAAGGATTTCCACTTTGAAACTGTTACATACAGCTTGAGTAATTGCCATAATAATCTCCTATGGGTTCCTTGATTCGAGAGGGATACGAATAACGCCGTCCCGAAATTCGTCTCTACGGTCACGCCCCATCTCATATCGGGCAAGAGCCTGTACAGACTGATTATACAGTTTATCGTAGTATTGTATCATATCCGCTGGACCTTTCAAGTATCCAAGTGCTTCTAAAATACAACCGTACAATAGCACGTTCGGAGCATTCTGACTTAACCAAGTTGATGTATTTGTACTTGTTAAACCATCAGGCTTGTACGTGTATGCGAGCTCTACAGTTAATGCAGCGTTCGGGGTTGGCGCTAGATAGTGTGTGTCTTGGTCCCACATCGCATAATATTTAGGCGTGCCAGCTCCAGCAGACGTTCTATCAGGTGCGTATTCATTCATAAACGAAATATCTTTTTGTATCAAGAAAGTTCTGTCATCAGATCCATCTATCAACTGCACATATCTCGTTGCCTCCCAATCAGCAGGGAGCGGTAAAAAAGGATTATTAACTGTTAGGGTTGCTGTGTCGTATTTTCTATAATAATTTAAATCTACTGTTCTTCTTATCTTATCTTCAATAGATTCAATAAAAGGTTGAATAACAGCGTTAGAAAGCACGTTTGTACTTGTTTCAGTATAATTTCTTACATTATCAGTTAAATCGGAATAATCGGTCATGATGTGCTCACTGTAACATTACCTGCACGGGAAATCAATTGTGTAGGTTTATTTGGCTGCTGTAAACTTAAAGGCATCATACTTTTTTGTGTCGAAGCATAAGCTACACCATTAGCATAAAAATTGGTAACGGGCATATCTAGTGTTTGAAATCCATTCACTGTTGTTCCAAAACCAGTGCTATCATAGGCAGCATCATCACCTGTTGATGGTCTAGACACAGTTCTTCCTGCATTAATAGAACCAGTATCACCGCCAACAAAAACTCTTGCATCAGCTCTCTGTGATCTTGCATACTGTAAAGATTGTGGATCATTAACTCTTGGTAAAGGTTCTAATTGAGGTTGTTTAGGTTCAAACTCACTAATGTGAACCCATGAACCGTTCCACTCTTGAACCATTTCATTGTAGGGAAATGCCATACCAGATCTATCTGATATTCGTTTTGCAAATTTACCAGACGCATATTTGCCCATTATTAAACTCCAGGTAAATAAGTTTTAGGTGTTAAAAATAAACTTGTTCTTTCACCGTCTTGAGCTGCGGCTCTTTGAAACTCATCTTCATAAATTTGTTTTAATAATTGAATTCTATCTGGCGCTTTTTTCATCGCTATGTAATAAGCTAATCCAGCAGATAAACATGGAAGAAAACGAAAAGGAATCTCATTATTATTGGTGTAAGCACCCGAATCCTTCATCCGAAGAAGAGCATAATATTTTAGAGTGTACGCTGTATCGGCTGCAGGATATAGATATAGTCTTGGGTTTATCGTACGTTCAAAGTAGTATTGACTTGGTCTTCCGCTGGTCGTTTTAACAGTATAATTAAAATATGTTGATCTACTAATTGATGTTGCAGAATAATCATTATTACTACTATCTGATATAACAACATCAGTAATATCAATTATCTCTTGAGCAGCATTAGCGCCAGATCCAAATAAATCTGAACCAGTCAAGCTTGTCGTATTTTGTGGTAAAGTTTTTTCTTGTAATTGTATAGTCCAAAGATTTAATCCTCTGTTAGCCCATTCAGCTAACATAAGATTAAGAGAACGTCGTGCGGTTTTTAAATCGTATCCACTACGTACTTGTAAACCGCAACGTTCAAATGCTTCCTCTGCTATATCATCTATAGAGAGATCAAAGCTAGCTGTTGAAGAATAAGTTGGCACTTACTACTTCTTCATCATTCCGCCACCACGTTTCATGGCAACCATTTTTCCACCACCAGCTCTTTTCTTAACCATACTTCCACCGCCGGCTCTTTTCTTAACTGATCCGCCACCAGCCCTTTTTTTAACCATGCTTCCGCCACCAGCCCTTTTCTTGACCATGCTTCCGCCACCAGCTTTTTTCTTAACTTTAGATTTCTTTTTCTTTTTCTTTTTTACTGCCATAAGACCCTCCAAATAGCTTGTTATATTTTACTTCTCTCGATTTTACTACCTCATTATAGTATTCTTTGGGCCATTTATTATAGTAACCCATTCTGTGTAGTTTATCAGAAGCTTCCTGTAATTGCGAGAACTTTTGTACTAGCATCATAGAGTAAGAATACTTAGGATATGATATTGAATCATCATAATCACCACCAGGATTAACTAAAAATTCTTGTTCTTCTACTGTAGCAGGGTCATCAGGGTGAAAACTCATAAAATATAAGTCCTTTAAATTATAAAAATTATTATATGCTTTGGTAGCATTCCCTAAATCTTCAGGTGAATAACTATGATAAGTATCACAAAATATTAATATTTCGTGTTTGTTCCAATCAAAAGAATCTAAAATAGTGTTTAAAGTTTTTTTATACCAAGACCCTTTTGGTTTTAATTCTATTTTTACTTTGTTAAGTTTCCAAGTGTTTTTAGCAAAAGGACATGCTGGCATTCCTCCCAAGTGTTCGTTACGAACCTCTAAAAAATGTTCAGACCATTTACGAACGTCTTGTTTTATTTCTTTTTCTAATTGCATCTTTACCCTTTCTAAATATACTAGCGACTTTTGATTTACCCATGACTTTCGCTCTTTGTTCACCAACTGTTAATATTTGAATTTTTCTAGCATAAGGTTTATTTATTCTTTTAACCTTTGCAACTGTTGACCTTGCATCTGAAGGTGTAGCAAATTTAATTGATACTGTGTCTTTTGGATTTTCATCCGTATATAATCTACGACCACTACCCTTTGGTTTTTTTCCCGTGCCTTTTTTAGGATCTTTTTTCTTGGTCATCTAACACCAATAAACTTCATACCTCTAACTGCCATGCCTCCCCCTGCAGCTTTAGCAAAAGTCCTAGCTCTATTTGGTTTTTTATCAGCTCTTCTCCCTCCTGCTTCCACTTTTTTCTTTCTAGAAACAGCACTAGCTTTTTGTCCCTTTGTCATACTTCTAGCTTTAGATGCAGGAACACACTTAGGATAATTTTTTCTTTTTTCTCCACCAGATCTACCACACTTAGGGTATGATCCATCAGATTTTTTATTGGCTATATCTACCCAATTTTCTTTTACCCACGCTCTTAGACCTTTCTTTGCCATTACCTGTTTTTAGTAACTTTTCTTTTGCTTTCCATGACCGCACCACACCCTCTTGCAATACCACCATTATTAAATTTAGAAACCTTTTTTCTCGCTTGTGAAAGTCTGTTCGATTCAAGGATTCCTCCATTAGCTTTTTTCTTTGGTTTCTTTTTTCCACCTGGTTTTATTTTTCCAGAACAAACGGCACTTGCATACATGTTAGCGTAAGCAGAAGGATAAACGTCAAATTTTCTTTTTGCTGCCGCTTTACCTTTAGCACATAGTTTACCCATTAGCCTTGACCTCTATATTTAACGTATTGACGTCTTTTGTTTTTATTCTTCGGCCTTGTGCGTGAAGAACGCCCTATACTAGTTCTTTTTTTGACTGGAGTAAAGTATTCGTTAGATGGTGTTTTAGCCATTATTTACGCTCTATAATCTTTTTTATTTTAAGCACACCTTCTGAGTCTGGCTCTAATTCTGCCACCACTCGACCACATTCATAGCGAATAACATTTGATCTATTGTCTGCCAAATTACGCTCACTTTCTCTCTTAACTTTGAGGCAGTGAGATAAACCGTCTGTCCTCATAAACCCATCCATAGACCCGTTTACTATCATCATCATTGCGAATACTGTCTCAACCACCATTTTGTCTTACCTTGTCTTTTACCTGTTCAACATCTCTTTGTAGTTTCTCAACTTGTGTTTTTAGAAAATCTATATTTATATTATTTGATTCAATAGATTGTATTTCTTTTTCCATGACCTCATTCTGCCCTGCTAGGAACTCCACCAACATGAATAATTCCTGATTTACAGGTACCTGTTCAGCTTTTTTTAACAAATCGGCTTCCATTAATTGTCTTGCAGTTTCAAGTTGGGTAAGCCTTTGTGTCAAATCACTGTAGGCGAAGATACCAATCCCTATGGCCATGATTAGGCCAATTAGGTTTCTCATGGGCATGCTTATCGCTGTGCTATCCGATATTTTCATTGTTTCATTTGGTTAAGAGGGTTTTCAAGAGTTAGCTTTATTTGCTTATCAATGCTCTCTTGTAATTCTTTCATTGCGTCTTCTAATTCTTTTTCTAATTTATTCATATCTGCTTCGATACCGTCTATCGTAGATTTTAATTCTCTTTCGTTATCTCTTGAGTCTTCTTTTACTCTTGTTTCTACATCTTCAACAATTGTTTCAATACGTCTTACATCTGCTTTTAAATCATTCTTTAATTCTTTTGCTACTGAGGCAACTAAATTTACTTCTTCTAAAATCATACCCATTTCTGATTGCATCATTTCCACTTCTTGTTGCACTAAATCTAATCGTTTATCAAAACCTGAAAGGTCAGGTGCAACGTACGAAGATATAGTTTCTTTCATATTGAGATAGTCTTTGTAAAATTCAAACACGCCCCACGCACCACCAAGTAAAGTACCAAGTGCTGTCAAGACTACGAATATTTTTCCGCCTTTAAACTTGAGACCTGCAAATTCCATTTCTGCCATAACTATTCCGACCATTGTTGCATTATTATCTCATTCATAAGTCCGTCACTTCCTGCAAATAAAAAATATTGTGCTATGTTGTTTGTTGTAAGTTCAGCATCAGGAATAAATTCATCTGTAAAAAATCCCTCAATATCATTCAATTGTTGCTGTGAGTCAAAGAATGATTTGGAATTTCCTAATACTTGCATCACAATCAATGTTTTTAACTGATTTGCTGAATCATATCTACCTTTATCACCCATCTTGTTTAAGATTTTTTTGGCTGCCACTTCTTTTTTAGCCTCCTCTTTTTTTACCTCGTCTTCATTTTTATCTTCTGTTTCTTCCATATCTTCTTCGCTATCTTCATTTTTAGCAACCTCTGATGAGCTTTCTTCCTGCTTAGGCTCCTCTTTCGCAACAGTTTCAATTTCCTCAGTATCTTCTTCAGTAGGTTCATTTTGTACCTCCTCTGTTTCTGGTTCAGATTGTGTTTCTACCTCTGGCTCTGGCATTTCCATTTCTGCTTCAATTTCTGTTTCTATATTCGCCACTTCTATTTCTGGTGTTTCTATTTCCATTTCTGGTATTTCTATTTCCATATCAGGCATTTCCATTTCCATCTCTATTTCAACCATGTCATATGAAATATCTGTGTCTGGCTCCTGTATAGGTTCTATTTCTATTTCTCCATTTGGTTGTTCAACGAAATCATTATGCTCAATAATATTGTCTACAATATCTATAATTTCTGTTTCTGTGCTTCCTCCATATGCAACCCACATTTCTACACTTGTAATAGATTCTTGCACTATCGTAGATATTACATTGTAAAGCACGTTTATGGTAATATCATCAAAGAGCGGTCCAATTGCCATATTCACATCTCTTCCACCTACCTCGATAATTAGCGTTGTAATTGTGCCTGAAAAATCAAAACCATTAGCATATTCTTGATAGCCACTGGCTACACCTGATTCTGATAAAATGTCTGTACCACTAAATACATTGGTGTTTCCATTCTTACCTGTAATATGCATGTAGATACGATCTTGTGCATCTTGTTTATCTACTTTGATTGTGTAATTAGTTCTTCCCCCATTTTCTATATCAAGGGAAGATATATCGACTGTATTGACAAAGGTCGTTCCCATTCCCTCCACGCCCATGGCACTTGTGCTATTGCCTGCGCCTGTAATTTGTGCACATTTATCTGTGCCTAAATTATAACATGAATTACCAGACGGCATACTAGCAGGACCTTGTCCACCCCAATCAATGTCCATATCACCCTCTTTGTTTGAAGATACATATCCAGCATCACCATCTAAAATATTTCCTGAGTCTTCGTTAGTAACTGTAGTTGTTGTCGTTGTCGTTTCTGTGGTGGTTGTTACAGTATATCCATCTGCTTCATATTCTATTGTTTCTGTAACTACTTCATCTATTATCTCTTCGATAGTAGGAGCACAGAGTCCAACTGTATCTGTTGAACAATCTACTGCTTTACTAGAAAAGGATAGGAACGCCAATCCACATAGCCATAGCCAGAAGTAAAAACTTTTGGAATTCGCCATCGTCTACATCCTCTTCTACATTAATTTTTAATACATCATCATTAA